TATACAATAGTATACTTAACATTTGTTTTAAGCTCTCCTAAGATTTTCTTAACAATATTAACATCCCCTATATTCACTGGCGCTATCAATGTCCCAATTAAATGGTTGGAATCCTTGGAGTCCTTGGAATCCTTGGAGTCCTTGGAGTCCTTATCAAATATAAATTTACAATCTATGTTCCAATGCGGAATGATTTCTTTATTTAATATTTTATTTCGCTGATTTATGCATATGATTAGAGCCGCATTTTGGACTCTTCCGGAACTTAAATAATTTTTATCGAATTTAGACCATAATATCGGAGAGACTTTGTAGCCGATCATTCTATCAACAATCCTCCTCGTTTCTTGTGCATTCACAATATTCATATCAATATCTTTGGGATTATTAATAGCGCGATTAACTGCATTCTCGGTAATTTCGTTAAAAGATACACGATAACATGTTTTATTTTTAATTAAATCAGAGATACAATCTTTGATATTATAAGCTATTGTTTCTCCTTCTAAATCAGGATCGGTAGCTATATATATAATGTCTGATTTACTAACATATTCTCTGATACTATTAATAATTTTTTGATTTGTTTTAATGTATTCCAAGTCCCACGTATTTGTATCAAATCCTATTTTATCCTTAGGAAGATTATAGATATGCCCCGAAGAATATGTAACTATGAATGATGGGTCATTTAAATATTTTTTGATAGTTTTCGTTTTTGTATAGCTCTCAACAATCAATAATTTATTCATTACACAATTATTCTATATTTTTAATCATTTTTTATATTATTTTATTTATAAGTAATAATGGACACTAAGATAAAAAAATATGCTTTAAAGAATGGTATAAAAGTTATTATAGTTCCATTGAAAACTAAAATGACCTATATATCACTATCGATGTTGCTTGGGTCGTATCACGAGAGAAAAGGTGAAGGTAACTTAACACATTATTATGAACATTTGTTAGCAAGGCTAAGTTCCGATAAATATAAAGATTACAAATATATAGGAAATGAAATAACAAAACGTGGAGGGAATAAGAACGCATATGTTAATAATTATGAGCTTTTTGTGTATATAAAAGGGTTCTATGAAGATTTCGAATTTTACATAGATGTAATATCAAATAGTATTAAAAAATTTTATATAGATCCTAAGATTGCTAATACTGAGAAGGGAGCTGTTATTCAAGAATTGAGAAATATAATTTCGCGAGAAAATTACGATTTTGATTTTTTAATTTTTAAATATTTATATCCAAAGCATTATCATTTAGAGGATTTTAAACGCGATATTAATTATGTTAAAAAATATAATATAAAATTAATCAGAAAATTTATTAGGAACAAGATATTAACTAATAATATTGTAATAAATGCTGCATGTCCTCATCATAAAATTAAAAAAACTATGCGAATTATAAATAAATACTTTGGGGCAATAAAGAAAAGCAAAAAAAAATCTATAAACTATCCTGTTCTAAGTGTGAATAATAATAAATTAAAAATAGTTCAAATAAAAAACAAAAAACAAGAAGATAATACGATAATTAATATCTATACATATATGAACATTAAATTTTTGTCTAAAGAACACTTGATACAAGACTTATTGCAAAAAATACTATTTAATTTCGAGCTCGGTGTATTTTATAGAGAGCTCAGAGAGAGCCTCGGGATAATATACGGCATTCATTTATATAATAATATAAATGTTAGAAATTCTAAAGAGTCTTATTATAATATTGTTACAAAATGCAGTTTAAAGAATGTTCCTACAGTAATCAATAAGATATTTGATATTTTACATAATTATAAAATTACCGACGAAGATATATTGTATGCGAAAAAGAGGACCGATGCGGACCATGAATATGGCAAATTTTATGCTTTAGAATCTCACAGTGGTTACCACAATACCTTTTCGCTATTTAATGTACCTTACAAAAGTCCTAAAGAAATATTGAAGGTAATTCATAAAATAAAAAATGAAGAAATTAGAGAGCATTACGAAAAATTTAAAAAGAAGATTATTAGCTCCGCGTTTTTATTCTATTACTCAAAAAAAAATATCGATAAAGACATTAAATCTATGATTGCTAATAAAAATAATAAAATAATTAATAAATAGAAAATGAATACAATATTCTTCTATATGTATTTAATAACTTTAATATTAATAACAACTGCCTATATTTTATCGAGATGTATATTCGATTATCACTATTTAGATATATTTTTTTATCCCAATCACAATAACAACATTTTAGAGAATTATATATATTTAATATCTCACATATTAGTTAATTATTTCCTCGGACTATTATTTGGTTTGGAAATTATATATGGAATGATATTAAAAATTATATTATTCGAAGCTATGTTATATGCGACCGAGAGATGCGATATATTTAATACAACTAAGGTATCAACTCTCATAATCATAATTATTATATCAGTTGCATCTTATTCTCTCGGCAGTATAACAAAACTAATATTTAGTAAATAGAATACGATTATTCTGATATTATAATAGATAATTTTCGATAATCTCTGAGCTATTTTTGATATTAAAATCTAATACGTTTCTCATTGGGCATTTTAGATAAAAATCGTCTGCATTTTCAGGATAGTATATATCTTCACTAAGATTATTCAATCTTCCATCAATCTGTTTATACATATATTCGAAGAAGCAATTCTTGTGCATAACAGAGCCTTTTATTAAATTTTTCGAGGAGTTAAGAACATCAACAGATATGATACAATCAGATTTTTTAATATTTTCAAGACATATATTACAAATACTTCTTGTATTCAAATGCTTTTTAGGGTGCTCAATTACAATTGGTAAATTATTAATCTGCCATTTACCTCTTCTATCAATCATCTTCTCAATTCTCAAACATGCATATTTAGCAATATTTACTAAATTTAAATTATTACCGATTTGCATATTAGAAAAGTTTATACAATAGTCTGTTCGGAAATTCACGATATCTTTAATTATTTTATATTCGACCTCTTTCTTATCCACCATGTTTAGGTAATCTAATTTTTCTATCCCAGTATTATTTGAAATATTGATACCATCGCGAGTCATCAGAAATGCATTACATAAGAAATCGAGCTTATTAAATGGCGGTCTATTAAGAATATTTTTACATATTACAATATTTATTTGTAATTCAATCGTATATCCTTTACTTATATAAGGAATATAGCCTACCGTGATAATATATTTATAGATATAAAGTAGTCCAAGATTATTATCTGCATATAAGTTGTCTATATTATAATTGTTGATGTTATTATTAATTTTTTTATAATGTATTTCGACATTGATCATCCCAAAATCATTATTAATTAGCTCGTTTAATTCCCTTACCATTTTTTCGACATGGTCTATATTATACATGCAAATGTTAATGTCTTTAGGAATCAGAGTTCTATGTAATGTTTCCAAATCAAATTGCTTATTCCAATAATTTTTATGGTAATTCTTTGAATTTTTAAATTTTTTATCATAAAGAGATTTATAATAGTCGGCTATTATATAATCCCTTACAAACCCTCCGTAAATAATACCCTCGTATTCATAGATTTTATCAATGAGTTTCATTATAAATATGTGCCTTACCTTTTCAACATTATATTCAATCGTAATATCTTGTGAAGACATTGTGAGAAAATAAACAATTTGATTTTATCAATTTTTATAATTATATATATTTAATTATAATCATCCTATATCCTTTTCTTCTTTTGCCTTTGCATATTCGTACATTACAGTTTCGGCATTCGCGATAGGCAAAATAGAGTCCTTGGCGCCATAAAATTCAGGCCCTTTTCTATTTTCGCGATTTATTAGAGTTCGAAGATTATTTAAATCATTGAGCTCGTATTGTAACTGAAAGGATTTACCTTCGTGATTTGTAAGCTCTATAAATAAAGATGATATTATTTTATTTTTTCCATTACGAGAATAGAAACTATTGGGATACTTGAAATTAACATTTATATTTCCTGATTTATCTATTATTTGGTAATTAGGAGTATTTTCGAATGCTATAGTTTCATTCGGGAAAGGCAAACCAGAACCCGAATAATTAACCATTCTATCTATAGGATTCGGGGCTATAATTAACAGTTTACTATATTGTACTGGAAATTTAATAGAGCCGGTGATATTTAATATTAATCCATTTTGATTTACATTTAAATTTACATATTCGTCATTGAAAATCATTATCTTCTATTTAATATATATAAAAGATATTTATATCTATACATGTACTCTTGTACTTGTCCCTAAACCGTATTTATTTACCTCGATTTTTTCACAATATGTAGGGTTGCATTTAACAACGTATCGTTCAGGATACATGGTACCGCTTAGATTTGCGGGTCTATTGCATGGGGCACAAGGCATTAAATTGTTTTGAGCATGTAATTTATTTTCTTCCATTATTTTTTCAGCATTTTGTTGCAAATACATTCTGCTATCATAGCTGCTTTTAATAACATTATTCTTATCTAAATCAGTCATTAAATTAGCATTAATAGCACACCGAGGTCTATAATCAGTAAATTGTCTACCATCGGACATTTTTATAGGACATCCCGAATTAGTTTGAGTAGGATTTGCCGAATTAACATTCATCTTTCTTATCTATACAATTACAATATTTTTTATTTCTGTTTTTTATTATACTCCAAAATTCTCGATATAAGAATTGCTTTTGTACCCTCGGTATTCAAAGATTTATCTTTGCATTCTTCGCGGAGTCTTTCGACATTCATATTTTTATACTTTTTAGTCATTGTTTTATCCGTATCGTTTCCAAAAGTAATATCAGAGCTCACAGAGACAGTATCAAAATCTATCTGATCATTATCATTAAATAAATTTGAATCTTGAGCAACACTGGTATTTTGCACAACATTCATTGCATGGGCTATATCAGTTACGCAAGTTACGTTAGTTAATTCGGTTACTTCCTTTAATTCTGTTACTTCTGGAACTTTGGGAACTTTGGGAACTGCAAGAGTAATGTTAGTATCTTTGGTATTTTCGAATATATATTTGGGTAATTGGTCGGAAGGATCTTCTTTAATTTCATTATCAATATCGTTTATAATATTGATATAATCAACCATATCGCTATTTTTATTAATTATGTCTGATAAGTCGAGGGTATTTTTTTTATTTTTTTGCATTATATTTTCAATAGGGCATTTATAATTAACAT